TCACTATCTGGCACATTCGCATCGACGAACCGCTTCGGCGCTAAGGGCGCTATTGCATTATGAGTCTTCCTGCCACTATTTCGGTATCGTTCGACTTTAGCCAAGGCGCTACATTCGGCTATCCGTTCACTATTGGCGACCCAATCAACGGCGTTATTGGCGTGTCTCAATTCGCCGCCACAGAAGTGCCTGATCCAGTAGTCGATCTAAGTAGCGTTACTCGATCTATCAAAATAAGCCGTGGCCGTAATATCATGCGCGATACTTACGAGACTGGCAACTGCACGGTTCGCGTATTAGACCCAGACTCATACTTCAACCCTCAGAACGTGTCTAGTCCCTATTTTGGCTATCTGACTCCGCTTCGCAAGATTCGTGTCGCAGCTACGACCGCCACGACTCAGCACTTTCTATTTTCAGGCTATGTCGATTCCTACAAGTATTACTATCCAACAGGTCAAGAGATCGGCTATGTCGATATCGTCTGTTCAGACGCATTCCGTCTATTCCAGATGGCTAACGTCTCGACAGTAACCGATGCAACTGCAGGGCAGACAACTGGCACACGTATCACCAAGATTTTAGATCAAGTCTCATTCCCTACATCAATGAGAATCACCGACACGGGATCGACGACAGTCCAAGCAGACCCGGGGACATCTCGTTCATCTCTAGCAGCTCTCAAGGCAGCCGAGTTCGCAGAGCAGGGCGCATTCTTTATCCGTACAGATGGAACGGCTGAGTTTAAGGATCGCAACGATGTTGTAGGTTCCCTGGCTGCTGCGCCCATCGAGTTCAACCAGACGACAGGCATTCCTTACTCAGACCTTAGATACGCCTTCGATGACAAGCTCATCATCAACCAGGCAAGCATGACCCGTATTGGTGGCACGGCACAGACGGCAGTAAACGTTGATTCATCGGCTAAATATTTCCCTCATGGCACAACAGTTACAGACATGATTCCTCAGACCGATGCGCAAGTTCTCGATATTGCAAAGATTTATGTCGCCACCCGTAGCGAGACAACAATTAGAATCGATGCGCTCACGGTTGATCTATTGGACACAGCCGTACCGACCGACACAATGATCGGCCTTGATTACTTTGATAATGTAAAGATTACTAACGTTCAGCCAGACGGCTCTACAATCGTCAAGACCTTGCAAGTGCAGGGCTTGGCATGGGATATAACCCCAAATTCAATGAAGTGCACAGTGACAACACTTGAGCCGATAGTCGAGGGATTCATCATCGGATCATCGACTTACGGTATAATCGGACAATCCATCATGGGATACTAGGAGAAAATCATGGCAGAAGGCTTTCCAGCGACAACAGGCGACATTTTTACGGCCGCAGACTATAACGGCCTAGTAGCCTTTACTGTCGGCGCAGCTAATACAGTCGATTATACGGCGACAATATCTGACGCTTATCAAGTCTTAGAGATCATGAACAAGTCAACCGCTATCGCCTTCAACATCCCTACTAATGCCTCGGTAGCATTCCCAATCGGTACTGTCATCACAGTCCTTAATATCGGCACAGGCCTTTGCACAATTAAAGCAGTCACATCTGGCACAACTACAGTTCTTTCGGCTGGCGCAACTGCTGCTCAGCCTACCCTTGGACAATATAAGAGCGCGGCTTGCATTAAGACCGGCACAGATACCTGGTACATAGTCGGAGCTATTGGATAATGATTGGCAACATTGTCACGGGCGTTTTAAGCCCATATGTACCTGCCACGCCAGTAGTTACTGGCGGAACACTTTACACTTCTGGCGGATACAACTATCGAGTTTTTACAGGTAATGGCACTTTGGGCGTTACAAATGCAAATTTAACTTGTGACATATTGGTCATCGCAGGTGGTGGCGGAGGCGGCGGATACGTCGGCGGAGGTGGTGGTGCAGGTGGATTACTTGCTTACACTTCACAAAGTCTCACTCCAGCAAATTATTCGGTTACAGTCGGTGGAGGTGGTACTGCCGCAGTAAGTACATCGACCAAAGCTGGTAACGGTATCGCATCTACTTTTGGATCATTAACAAGTGCCACTGGTGGTGGCTCTGGTGGTACTGGCGGAGGCACAGTTTCTCCTCTTGGTTTCTTGGCAGACTCTGGCGGTTCTGGCGGTGGTGGTGGTAGCTCTACTGCTTATCTAGCAGGCGCATCGGCATCACCTTCTGGACAAGGTAACGCAGGTGGCTCATCGCCTGGTGCATCTGGAAATTACACTTCAGCTGGTGGCGGAGGTGCATCCGCGGCGGGCGTTAGTCCTGCCACTACTACATCTGCTGGCGGTAATGGTGGAGCAGGATCAAATGCTTATTCATCGTGGGCTTCTGCAACATCGACGGGCGTAAGTGGTTATTACGCAGGCGGCGGTGGTGGCTCTGGTGGTACTGGTACGACTGTCGGCTCTGGCGGTTCTGGCGGCGGTGGTAACGGAAATCTAACTGCTGTTTCTGGCGTAGCAACAACTAGCCCTACAAATGGCACAACCAATACTGGAGGCGGCGGTGGTGGAGGTAATCAATCTGGCACAGATTTCTCTGGCACGGGTGCTACTGGCGGTTCAGGAATTGTAATTGTGAGGTACGCCGCATGAGTCATTGGGCAGAATTAGACGACACTAATACAGTCCTACGCGTACTCGTAGGCGATAACAATGATCCAGCAGGAGACGAAGGCTATCAATGGCTTATCGATAATCTCGGTGGTACTTGGGTTAAGACAAGCTACAACGGATCAATTCGCTATAACTACGCAGGCGTTGGTTATACCTATGATCCTATTGATGACGCCTTTATTGCACCAATGCCTGAATGTGGTCATGATTCTTTACTACTTAACAACCTAAAGCGATGGGAGTGTGCAGACTGTGAAGCCGCGTTTAAGTCGCTCAGCGATCCAACTGCGTGAGCAGATCGATGATGCATTCCCAGGTAGAGATCGAACTTCGGACGGCTGGATCGGTGATACAAGACACGCTGCGCGCAAGTCTGATCATAATCCAGATGCACAAGGATGGGTTCGTGCCATCGATGTTGACCGCGACCTTGCAGGCAAAGGCAGGAAGCCCGATGTCATGCCTGATCTGGTCGATCAGATTCGACTCCTTGCAAAGTCTGGCGATAAGAGAATCAGTTACATCATCTTCGATGGCAAAATCGCCTCAGTTAAAAAGGCTTGGGCTTGGCGTCCTTATGATGGGATCAATAAGCATAATCACCATGCGCATGTCAGCTTTACTATCAAGGGCGATGAAGACTCTAGTTGGTTCAATATCCCGATGATAGGTGGAAAATAATGGAAGCAATTATCTATGCAACTCTTGGACTTATAGCGATCCCGGTCATCCGTACTGCTATTAAGTCCTATCGTGCTAAGAAGGCCGTTGCCGATATCGTCGTGGATGCAATTGAAGCTGCAGTCGATACGGTCGAGAAGAAGTAATGGACGCGGTAGATATTGCGGCAATCGCCGTAGGAATAGTTACAGTCCTTGGCGGAGTTGCTGGTTATCTACAATTCTTGGTTAAGCATTACCTGAACGAACTTAAGCCTAACGGCGGCTCATCGATTAAGGATCAAGTAAATCGACTAGAAGCGCGTGTCGATACTATTATCGAATTATTAGGTAAGTCACACTAAGTTCATGGCACGAAAGAAAGTCATCGATCTCGATACTTACAATGCACTAGACCAATGGGCAATTAGCCTGCATGAGATGTATCGCGCACTTAGGCGAGCAGGCTTTGCAGTTGATTTATGCTTAAGCATTATTCAAGACCGAGACGCTTACCCAGACTGGATACTGCCATCGATTCCCGACCGAGTGGATCGCCTGCCCTATGAAGACGACGATGAGGACTAAATATGGCTATGCGCCGAACAGTAGTTGTGCCCGATCTTCAAGTGCCCCTACACGATCCAGTAAGCGTCAATAATGTTATATCTTTTATTAAGGCTTATCGCCCCGATAGCGTCCTTACATTGGGAGATGAAGCAGACTTTACAGAAATCGGACGTTGGAGCGAGGGAAAGCCAGGCTGGTACGAACAGACACTAGCTGAGAACCGCGACATGACCGTCGATATCTTATGGCGGCTAGGCGAATATGCCAAAGAGCAACACATGATCAGGTCAAATCACACAGATCGATTGTTCAATGTCATCATGAATAAGATACCTGCCTTCATGTCTTTGCCTGAATTAAAATTTGAGAAGTTTATGAAATTGGATGAACTAGGCATTACCTATCACAAGAAGCCCTACGCGGTCGCTAAAGGCCTTATAGCCGTCCATGGGGACGAGGGTAGTGTGAAGCCCACCCCCGGTCTTACCGCCTTGGAGAGCGCCCGCAGGGCGGGTATTTCGACCATCTGTGGTCACACGCATCGTGCTGGCTTCTCACAATTTTCTGAGTCTTCTGGTGGCAAGATAAGTCGCATTATTAGAGGATATGAAGGCGGACACCTCATGGATACGCGAATGGCAACTTATACCAAAGGCCAAATGAACTGGCAGCAGGCGTTTATTATAGTTGAAGAGGATGTTAAAGGCAGCCAAGTCAGCATTATCAATCTTGAGAAAGATGGGACTTTCGTAGTTCACGGGCGTCGCTATGGACGACCTAGATAACGAGCTTGATCGAGACATCGATGATCACATCGACACGTCAGAATCGTTATCGTTTCGTTATCTTAAATTCCTAAAATTCCCCCTTAGGGCGTGAGACAGTTGAGCCATCAACGAAGGGCGTTGATAGAAAGGCTTCAAAATGTTCGATCCATCATTAGGCGACTTGGTTGCAATGATTGTCTTATCTGGACTATATTTTCATCTAGGCCGTATCGTCGGCATTCGCGTGGGTTACATCAAAGGACGTAAAGCAGTCCGGGATTACTACGCATCAAAAGAAAGGGTGAGAGTGTGAAAGCAAGTGAAGTCCTATTATCAGCTACTGACATCATTGGAGACCGAGGACGAATATATGGTCATCCTCGTATCAATCAGACTCGAATCGCATTACGACTCCAGCAAATGCTCGAAACTCCAATCTCAGACCATCAAGCATGTCTGGCGATGGTCGAAGTTAAACTTGCCAGATTACAAGAAACAGCAGATCACATTGACTCCTATATCGACGCGTGTGCTTACCTTGCACTAGCTTGCGAACTCATCACAGAAAAGGACGAGCAATATGTTTAATCTTGAAGATTACGAGACAGTAGAAGAACGACTTATTAAGTTTTGGAAGGAGCATCCAGATGGACAGATTCATACGAAGTTACTTGATTCAGCCAGTGGCCGTTTTATTGTTGAGGCTGCTATATATCGCACAGAGGCAGATGTTCGGCCTTGGACGACAGGGCTGGCAGAAGAGACTGTTCAGGGACGCGGCGTCAATGCGACAAGCGCGCTGGAAAATTGTGAGACGAGTGCTATCGGTCGAGCGCTTGCTAACGCAGGATATGCAACAAAGGGAAAGCGAGCGTCACGAGAGGAAATGGGCAAAGTCATTAAGTCGAGTGAAGTAAAGGCTAAGATCGATGAAGTAAAGGCTAAGATGGCAGAAACATCTGGAGAATACATTCCAGTCGTAAAGGAGGACGATCCATGGACTATCAAGCCAGCGAGTATGCCGCCCACAATGGAGGAAGCAATTGCGACGGTGAAAGACGTCATTGGCGGGCAGACAGAGAAGGACATTCCCCGGTGCCAACATGGCGACATGATCTGGAAGACGGGAACGACTAAGGCTGGTAAGCCATGGGGTCATTTCAAGTGTCCTTATGCAGTAACTGGTGAACTTACTCGATGCCCATCACCGAATGATGTGATCTGGTACGAGATAAGCAAAGAAGACGGCACATGGCAACGACAGAAGGCGAGAGCATAATGGGACGTTTACAATTCTTGAATCAAGACGGGGAATGGGAATCATTCCCAACCGAAGATGAGATTCATCGATCAAAGGAAGTCATAGCAATCCTTGAGGAATTCACATTCACGACTAGATGTTGCTTATGTAATGACGCAATTCCTTACAAAGATATCAAGGTAAATCTGGCTAATAAGAGCTGGTCATGTTCTAAGTGTCACGCGGTCAATGGCCTCACAAAGCCGTAAATACCGGGGATTC